GCATATGACACCGCGTTCTCGAAAAAGGAGACGGCGGACTATTCAGCTATCACAACGTGGGGCATTTTCGAGCCAGAAGAGGGTGGCCCCGACAATATTATCCTGATGGATGCCCGACGAGGGCGATGGAACTTTCCAGAACTAAAGGAGATAGCCTATGAAGAACACGAATACTGGGAACCAGACATGGTGTTGGTCGAAGCGAAAGCGACGGGTACACCACTCATTGACGAGTTGCGGTTACGCGGTATTCCAGCATTGGGCTTCTCGCCTGGCAAGGGCAAGGATAAAGTAACGAGGATGCACATGGTGGCACCGCTGTTTGAGGCGGGAGTTGTGTGGGCACCGAGTGACAAGAAATTCGCTGATGAAGTGATTGAAGAGGTCGTTTCATTTCCTAATGGTGACTATGACGACTTTTGTGATAGTATGACCCTAGCATTGATGCGTTTTCGGCAAGGCGGGTTCATTTCTTTGCAGAACGAGAACGACGGGGACGAGTATGTTCCCAGTAGACGGGAGTATTATTGATGGCACTGCCACCACGCCCAATGGGTACGTTAGTAGATGCGGGACAGATGCAAGGCGGTATGGATGAAGACCTACCAGCCGTTGACGTACCTGTGCCGCAAGTAGAAGATTTCTCTGGGGGTGCAGAGGTTATTCCGCAGGAAGATGGCTCCGCTGTAGTTCAAGCGTTAGCAGACTTAATCCAGCAAGCGGAAGCCGAAGCCCCGATGGAGCACAACGCCAACTTAGCTGATTTCTTGGACGAGGCTTACTTGGGTGAGTTGTCCAGTGAGTTACGGGCTGCGTTTGAAGAGGACATGGAATCCCGCTCTGAGTGGGAGGAAGCGTACACCAAAGGCTTGGACCAGCTTGGGGTCAAATATGAGGACCGTACAGAGCCGTTTCAGGGTGCCAGTGGGGTTACCCACCCATTGATCGCTGAGAGCGTCACACAGTTCCAAGCACAGGCGTACAAAGAGCTATTGCCAGCGGGTGGTCCAGTACAGACACAGATCCTTGGTGCACAGAACGCTGAGAAGGAAGGTCAGGCCCAGCGTGTGAAGGATTTCATGAACTACCAGATTATGGAAGTCATGGAAGAGTTCGACCCAGATATGGACCAGTTGTTGTTCTATCTTCCCCTGTCGGGTTCGACCTTCAAGAAGGTTTACTATGATGAGGGTAAACAGCGGCCTGTCGCTAAGTTTATTCCTGCGCAGGATTTGGTTGTTCCTTATCACGCCAGTGATTTGCAGACGTCGCCTCGTGTGACGCATGTTTTGCGGATGGACTTTAACCAAGTTCGCAAGATGCAGGTTGCGGGTTTCTACCGTGAGGTAGACTTGATCACGAATGACATGGGTCCTGATGAGGTTCGTCAGAAGGTTGATGAGATCCAGGGCACAAGCAAGACGTATGCAGATGATGTATATACGCTGTTGGAGATGCATGTTGACTTGGACTTGGAAGGGTTCGAGGACATGTCTCCTGACGGGGAGCCTACTGGTATTCAGCTGCCGTACATTGTGACGATTGATCAGGCTTCTGGTGAGGTTTTATCGATTCGCCGTAACTTTGAAGAAGGTGCGGAACTGGCGCGAAAGCAGCAATACTTCGTGCATTACAAGTTCATGCCTGGTCTAGGGTTTTATGGCTTCGGTTTGATCCACATGATTGGTGGCTTGGGCCGTGCGGCAACGAGCATTCTGCGTCAGTTGATTGACGCGGGTACGTTGGCGAACTTGCCAGCAGGATTTAAGGCGCGTGGTGTTCGGGTACGGAACGACGACGAGCCGTTGCAGCCAGGTGAGTGGAGGGACATTGACGCTCCAGGTGGCAACATCCGTGATTCGATTATTCCTCTGCCGTACAAGGAGCCGTCAGCTACGTTGGCGCAGTTGCTTGGTGCGTTGATTGAGGGTGGTCGTCGCTTTGTATCGCTTGCTGACCAACAGATGAGCAACATGAACCAAGAGACGCCAGTCGGCACGACTATGGCGATGTTGGAGCGTGGCATGAAGGTTATGTCCGCGATCCACAAGCGGTTGCATTACGCTCAGAAGACCGAGTTCCGCATTTTGGCGCGGATCATTGCTGAGAACCTACCACCTGAGTATCCATATCAGGTTGCTGGTGCGGAGCAGACGGTTAAGGCGACAGACTTCGATGATCGTGTGGACATCATTCCAGTAAGCGATCCAAACATATTCTCCATGGCACAAAGGGTCACATTGGCACAGACCCAGTTGCAGCTTGCGCAAAGTAATCCCCAGATGCACAATCTGCATGCGGCTTATCGTCGGATGTATCAGGCTCTTGAAGTCCAGAACATTGACGAGATTCTCCCACCCACACCCGAGCCGCAGCCTATGGACCCTGCCTTGGAGAATGCCCGTGGGCTTATGGGCCAGTTGTTGCAAGCGTTCCCTGATCAGGATCACGATGCACACATCAAAATCCACACGATGTTTATGAAGACGCCGTTGGTTATGACGTCACCGCAGGTGATGGGTACGTTCTATGCTCACTTGCAAGAACACATTGCGATGAAGGCACGTCAGATGGTGATGCAAGAGATCCAAGGTTTGATCAGTCAGGTACAATTAAATGCGCAAGTTGGCGCGGTTGATCCGATGGCAGCGCAGCAGAAGATCCAAGAGGTTCAGCAGCAGATGCAGAACCCAGCAGAGATCGAGAAGCTGGTTGCGATGCAGCAGATGCAGATCATGCAGCAGACGTTGGCGGAGATCACACCACAGGGACAAAGTCCAATGGACGATCCTTTGGTGCAAATCCGTATGCAGGAACTGGCTCTGAAGCAGCAAGCTGAACAGCGTAAGGCTGAGATGGATCAGGCTGAGATCATGATGGACGCAGCGAAAATGCAGCAACAGGCTGCAACGGATGCGGCACGGATTGAGAGCCAAGAGGAGATCGCAGATAACCGCAACGAAGTAAACCGTGAGCGTATTGATGTGCAGCGGCAGAACATGATGCGGAGGGGCTAATGCCGCTAAAGAAGGGATCCTCTCAGAGCACGATTAGCTCGAACATTGGTAAGTTGAAGGACGAAGGCTATCCGCAAAAACAAGCGGTAGCCATCGCCTTGAGTAAGGCTGGCAAGCAGAAGAAGGCCGACGGTGGTATTATCCGTGGGTTTAGTCGCATTGCCCGACCACAAAGGTTTTCTGGTACGTTCTAGGAGGATGCAATGGACTGGTCATGGTTAAACATGTTTTCGGGTGGGGTTGATATCCTGCCCATTTTCATAGCGGTATTTGGCTTGTATTACTTGATCAAACCAATCCGTGAAGCGGAGACGGTTGATGAGAAGCTGGGCTGGATCATGGCTTGGGTTTGTGCGTTGGCTCTAATCGTTGCGCAGACCAGTTGGATTTATGCTGTAATTAATGAGATTAGGATGTTAGGATCAGTCATGGATAATGTCTGGACCATAGTAAACATCTGTGCGACGGCGGGGCCGTTACTTCTAGCTTCCTCGAAGGTTAGAAAATGACTCGCGTTCAGGAGGCACTCGACTCGATTGTCCACTCGGACAGTCCAGCGCAGTTCCTCCTTTTTGGTTTCTTCAGCTTTATTCTATCGGGATTTTTCCCGATGGATAGTTGGCTGACGGTGTCGGCTACAATCTGGAAGTTTGCAGGGGTGGGGTGCATTATTGCCACCATCTGGGCCTCCCCCTCTGTCAGACGAATGGTTATGCTTTTGACCACTATGTCTATCATTGTGACTGGTGCGTTCTATTTTTCCACCTTCAGTATGTTTGACGATAGTACCGATTTGCGGACTGCCATGCAGACCAAAATTATGGTAGTATTTTTCATGATAGCGTGGGGTTTATTCCTCGCCAATCTTGTTACGCGTCAGATATATGAAATGGACAGAGTGACGAGGAAGTGATGGATTGGACACCGATCATAGTTGCTGGCATCGGCATCCTCGGCACAGGGGGTCTTTGGCAGTGGATGCAAACAAAGGCAAAATTGTCGGCTGAAGCGAAAGCGGCTGACAATGCAGATAAAGCAGAGTTTCGCGAAAGTTTGAAGGCCCAGGTGGATACGTTGCAGCAAGAGAATAAGGACCTGAGAGAAAAGGTCGAATTGCTATTGAAAGAGATGGCAGAAGTTAAAGCCGAGCTTGCTGCGGCTAATGCTACTATTAAGCACCTGGAAGAGCAGCTACGGAACAGGCGTTAGTGGCATGACGGGATGGCAATACTTGAAACTATAGCAGCCGCAAACGCGGCGTATTCGGTCATCAGGACCTGTATCGCCAACGGACGCGAGACAGCAGACCTTATGTCTAACGTCGGAAAGTTTCTGACAGCGGAAGAAGAACTCAAAGAAGCTGTAAAGAAAAAGAAGTCTAGTCCCCTGACAGCCATCACGGGTGGTGCAGAGGGCGACTGGGAAGAGTTCCAACAGCTTGAGCGGATTAGGGAACAGCGCAAGGAATTGGAGTCGTACATTCGATTGTACGGAAAGCCAGGGCAGTGGGATCGCTGGCAGCAGTGGCAAGCGGAAGCACGAAAGCAGCGTCAGGCTGCAAAGAAGGCTGCGATAAAGAAGCACGAAGAGTTTGTCGAGAAGTTGCAAATTGCCACCATTGTGGTTTTAACTTCTACGGCTGTGATACTTGGTATTTACTTTCTTGGAAAACATCTCGAACGCTGGTGAAGATTGTATTCAACAAACTGGGTCAATACGTTGTATATGACAACAAGGGAAAAGTTGTTATAATGACGAAGCACCGCAAAATAGCGGAAAGGTATATGGAATGCGCAAGATAGACACAATCATTGTTCACTGCACGGCGACACGCCCTGAGTGGTGGGCGGACAAAACATCAGAGCAAAAGCGTGATGAGTGTAAACGCTGGCACACAGATCCTGCCCCACAAGGTCGGGGATGGTCAGATATCGGATATCATTATCTGATCGACCGTGATGGTACGGTCACAGAGGGTCGTCCGATTGAGCGGTCAGGTGCTCACGCCAAGGGTCACAACAAGACCAGTGTTGGGATTTCCTTGTGGGGTGGACACGGTGGGTCACAGGACGATCCATTCAGTGAAAACTTCACACCAGAACAGGACCGCGCATTGCGTCGTCTGATTGCTCAACTTCGCATGGAGTATCCAGCGATTAACACAGTCATGGGACACAATGAGGTTTCACCTAAGATGTGCCCATGCTTTAAGGTGACCGAATGGTTGAACAGCGCGGAGACGGGTCCAAAACCCGAACGGAAGAAGGTCAGTCAATCAAAGACGATCAAGGCTTCTTCTGTGGCAAAACTAGCCAGCATAGCGTCTCCTGCGACGATTGCCACTGTAGGTGGGCTAGAGTGGCAGAAGCTGTTGATCATGGGCGTGTTCGCACTGATCGCTCTGGTGGCCCTGGGCGTGGTGGACATGGAACGTCTGAAAAAGTGGAACATGGGTGATCGCTGATGTTTATGATGGCCCGTATCAAGATGTACTTGTGGATGATTGGCGCAGCTTTGTTGGCTGTGGTCACGGTGTATTTCCGTGGGAAGGCCGATGGTCGGAATGATCTTGAGTATGAGATCAAAGACAAGCGCATCGATGATATGCTGACCGCGAAGGAGGTCGAGGATGAGATTGAAATTTTGGATGATGTTGGCCTTGCTGATCGTGCCTCTAAGTGGGTGCGCAACAGTGACGGGCGGTAGTTACTGCGACGTAGCAAAGCCGATCTATTTTGAAAGTGATGCTGTGGTGGATGATGTGATGTCTGTAAGCCGCGATCTTGTACAAGATGTTGTAACCCACAACGAAATATACTCGCGACTGTGTGAGTGAGGAAGGAGTAAAGAATGGGACCAGAGTCACGCAGAGGCCCTGCGAAGGTTAAGAGAGAAAAGCGCGATAGCATGAACAAGGCTATTGAGGACGCTGTATCTGAGGCAATGACCGACGAAAACGATCCTACGCGTCAGGCGTATCGTGAGCGTGGTTTCATGGAAAAAGCAAAAGAGTATATTGGCGACCGACGCGATATGCTTCACCAGTCTTTGGCAAACCGCCCAGG